CAGCACCACATGAACAGTTACACTCAACTCATCAACATCATTGAGGATCTTGAGAACAACGGAGTGACCCCTAAGTTAACCAAACTCCCCACCCGTAAAGTGAGAGGAACTGGTTGGGTGAAGGGTAATGGTCCGACACCAAATGTGGGACTTCATAACATCAACACGAAAGCAGGTTATAACACTCACGGGAACAAAGTAGGGAAGGTTGGATAACACTCTCTAAGGGGTCTGTAAGGGTCTACAACCCCTCTCAAATCATTCTTAGGTATCACACACTAACTAAGACCACGCGTGAGGTCTATAAACTCAGACGTGGTGTGTGTTACAAACTGAGGGAAGGGAGTGGTGTCCTTTCCCTTTTTTATTGCACATCAGTTGTTGACAATCAGTGAGATATATGTTAGGATGACAGTGTTACGAATCGACACGTTATTTTCGTCGGTTTGTGATGCCGTCGGTCGGCGTAGCGGGTATAAGGTGATTGACCCCCCCCCGTTATAAAAAAGTACCTAAGACCTAACCTACAAAAGTATATTCCCGCGTTCGTTTTATTACGATATAAAAATTCTCCCAGGGTACGAGGGTAAATCTATGTCCGACCCCTATATAATTCGACCCCTCAAAAAGGAGTTCATGAAAAAATTTACCCAAGATAATTATTACCACATATACCTTCGTGACCAGTGTGTTGTTTCGTGTATCAGTGAAGAAGGATTTAACGAGACATGGACGACATTAAAGGCCATGGTAGGGTTAATGAAGACAGAATATGAGGAGGATGATCTTTCATATGAGATGGTGAGTAAACCGACCATGGAGACTGAAGAAGCCTCCTATTGACTTACATAGATATACAGACTATAATTGAATTGAGTTACACAGACTTATGGCTAAAGGATTTACAGTAAAGGCATCAAAGCCCAAGGGTGTGAAGAAACAAGAGAAACCCACATGGGACTATGATGCTATTAAAGCTCGTATGCGTGGTAAGACGATTGTATTTTGTCTACCAGGACGTGGATGTTCATATACGTTTATGAAGAACTTCGTTCAGTTGTGCTTTGATATGGTACAGAACGGAATGAGTATTCAGATTAGTCAAGACTATTCGTCTATGGTTAATTTTGCACGTTGTAAGTGTCTTGGTGCTAACGTTCTTCGTGGACCTGATCAAGTACCTTGGGATGGTAAGTTGGCATATGACTATCAGTTGTGGATTGATAGTGACATTGTGTTTAACACTGAGAAGTTTTGGCAATTGTGTGATGTTGCACTTCCTGCTTCTGCAATTGATGAAGAAGGTAATGAGATTGAAGGAGCAGATCATCCAATCTCTGCTGGTTGGTATTCCACAGAGGATGGGAAGACCACCTCAGTTGCACATTGGTTGGAAGAGGATGACTTCCGTAACAATGGTGGTGTGATGAATCATGAGATGGTTGATTCCATTCAGAACCGTAAGAAGCCTTTCACTGTAGATTACACAGGTTTCGGATGGGTGATGATTCGTAAGGGTGTGTTTGAGAATAAGGAGATGAAGTATCCATGGTTTGCACCGAAGATGCAGGTGTTTGAATCAGGAGCTGTTCAGGACATGTGTGGAGAGGACGTTTCGTTCTGTTTAGATGCCATTGAGGCAGGTTATGAGATTTGGTGTGATCCACGGATTCGTGTGGGTCATGAAAAAACCCGTGTGATTTGAGGAGGTAAAGGTTCATGGCAAAAGTCAAGAAGAGTCTTCTGGGTACTCAGTTCATTGAGTCGAAACCCAAAAAAACCCGACAGGGATCAGGTCAACATACCAAATATGCGGCTTCAAGTCGTAATGGAAAACCCAAACGTTATCGTGGTCAAGGACGGTGACAAATCAGACCCTTCGGGGTCTTTTTAATGCATAGATATATTAACTGAGGATTACGATATGGCATGTTTGATTGCTAACTTACCATCAAAGGAAATCTGGGTAAGAAAGGAATACCTTACAGACCATCAATTTGGTCATGGGGAGTTTGTAAAGGGTGTCTGGGTGTCATGTAAGTCTATCCCAGGACGTGCATTTTACTTTGAGACATATCTCCCTGAGTATGCGGCAATGTATGATAAACTGCCGATCAGTGCGTTTCTGTCCCGTCCAGAGACACCTGAGGTGGATATGAACCTACCTAACCTACAGTTCTGGAATTGTATGGACTATGGTGTGGTCACTGTTCAGAAACAGTTTATTGGGAGTATGGACTTCGAGTGTTATACACGGGACCATGGTATTGTCAAAGGTGAATACATTTGCACTTTAGATAATTACCATCAAGATCCTGATGCAATTGATTATGCAACATCAGAGAATCCTGCTGAACATAAGTCACATAACCTGATTGAATTAGAGAATGGGCAGTTTGCACTGTATCCCAATAATCGGATGAGAATCTATGACAATAGTCTGACACCTGAGACACCAAAGATGCCAGACTTCAAGGTGTCAACTGTTGAGTATTCTGTAGAGAATGGTTTTGATCGTCTTGGTATGGGACGAGAGGATGAATACTTCTGGAAGACCTCAAAGGAACGTCAGGAGGAGGATACAGTTGATATGTACCATTCACAAGATGGACGTTATGCTGACCCATAGATAGTAATTATATTACGAGTACAATGGAAGACAATCTACTTAGAGAGATCAATAATGACAAACAGGTTCCCAAAAATAAAAGAATTGTAAATGAGGATGGTTTGTTTGAAGCTGAAGAGGATTGCAGTCATCCAGATCATAAGTGTAAGTGTGGACAACAGACTTTGTCAGAACACACCTAAATAAAGCAGATTTATTGTATCTGTTCAGGTGCCAGCAGAAAGAGTTAGTAAAGCATTTCGTGATATCAGTGCATCGTTTCAGGTCAATCCCCTGAACTATGACCTGATAGCACTCAATAATGAGAATGCGATTGCTAGATCTGTTCGTAATCTCATATTGACAGTTCCTGGTGAGAGACCATTCAATCCAGCATTGGGTTCTGAAGTTTATAGATTATTGTTTGAAAACTTTGATTCTCAAACAGCATTTGCAATCAAAACACAGATTACCAATACGATTAAAAACTTTGAACCAAGAGTATCTCTTGAATCTGTTGATGTGACACCTAACTTTGATGATCATGAGTTCAACGTGACAATCACATATAAGATCGTTGGCATTGACGCAGAAACACAACAACTCCAGTTCGCATTAGAACCAACCAGGTAAGATGCCTTTAGTAAATTTCAGCAATGTCGATTTTGATGAGATTAAACAATCCATCAAAGATTACCTCAGAGCCAATTCCAACTTCACGGATTATGACTTTGAAGGATCGAACCTATCGACTATCATAGACACGTTAGCATATAACACATATATCTCTTCATATAACGCCAACATGGTGACAAATGAAGTGTTCCTTGATAGTGCGACACTGAGAGAGAATGTTGTATCGATCGCAAGAAATATTGGTTACCTTCCCAAATCGAGGAAATCAGCTAAGGCTAATGTATCTTTTTCAGTTGATGTATCAGGATCAAACATTGTAGCTGTCACATTGAAAGCTGGTCCAGTCTCATTGACATCATCAAACTTTGGTAATTCATCATTTACATTCTGTGTCATGGAGGATATTACTGTCCCCGTAGATTCAACTGGTACAGCTGTATTTGATGATATTGAAGTATCTGAAGGTTCATACCTAAATTCAGTATTTGCAGTTAACTCAAGACTTCCCAATCAGAAATTCATCTTACCTAATGCTGGTATTGACACTGATTCGATTCGTGTCATCGTAAGAGAGACACCACTCTCTACTGTCACAAGAAAGTATGTACAATATGATAGTTTAATTGGTGTTGATAAAAATACTCCATTATATTTCTTGAGAGAGACTGAGGGTGAGAGATATGAGTTGTTATTTGGTGATGGTATATTCGGTACTAAGTTAGAAGAACCAAATCAAATCGAAATTACATATCTGTCCTGTAGTGGTTCAGCTTCCAATGGTGTGTCTAACATGTCATTTGCTGGAAGACTTGAGGATAGTAATGGTGATGCAATTACAACTGGTATTTCTGGTCTGACAGTTAATACACCTGCTGGTGGTGGAGATGAAATTGAGAGTGTTGAATCAGTTAAGAAACTGGCACCTAACATCTATGCATCACAGAATAGAGCTGTAACATCAGTTGACTTTGAAACTATCGTACCAAGAATCTATGATGAGGCTGAGTCAGTAGCAGCATATGGTGGTGAGGAACTTGATCCACCACAGTTTGGTAAAGTCTTCATTAGTATTAAACCATATAATGGTGTTTTCTTATCAGAAGAAGTAAAAAGAAATATTCAACTTGCACTTAGAAAGTATTCTGTAGCTGGTATCATTACAGAAATCATTGATCTGAAATATCTGTATATTGAAGCTTCAACGAATGTTTATTATGATACAAATAAAGCTCCTGGTCCAGCACAGGTAAGGACTCAAGTTACGAATAATATCGTAAAATACTCCGATTCTATTCAGTTAAATAAGTTTGGGGCTAGGTTTAAGTACAGTAAGTTTGGAAAGGTAATTGACGACAGTCATGAAGCCATTACATCAAATATCACAACAATCAACATGAGAAGAGACCTAACACCTTCTCTTAATCAGTTTGTTGAGTACACCCTCGGATTTGGAAATCGTATTTACCTCAAGAGTGAAATTGGTTTCAATATCAAGAGTTCTGGCTTTACCGTAAGTGGTATTAGTGGAACTGTCTATCTTGGAGATGCACCAAATCAAAACCTGACAACTGGAACTGTCTTCTTGTTCAAACTGAACTCACCTACTGAACCAGTTATTGTTAAGAGAAACATTGGAACTATTGATTACATCAAGGGTATCATTACTATGAACCCAATGAATGTTCTCTCCACAGAAGTCTTCCGTGGTACTTCTCTCATTGAAATTTCAGCTTGTCCCTATTCAAATGATGTAATCGGTCTTCAAGACCTCTACTTACAAATGGATACATCTTATTTGACTGTCAATATGATTCCTGATCAAATCTCTTCAGGAAGTGATGTCGCAGGTGGCACCTACACTGTAACATCGAGCTATTCAAACGGATCACTCACACGATAAGAAATAATGACAATAGATAGAGTCAAATTTCAAGATATAGTTGCGAGTCAACTTCCATCTTTTGTACAGGATGACTTTCCACTCCTTTCAGAATTCCTGGAACAGTATTATGTTTCCCAGGAAACTCAAGGTGCTACACTTGATCTGTTGCAGAATATTGATAAGTATGTCGATGTCGATAAGATTACAAACCTCACATCATCCACAGTTCTGCAATCTGATATTGACTCTGTAGATGAAGATATTGTTGTAGGTGTAAACGGAAACTTTACTGAAGGTTTCCCAGAAAGAAATGGTCTCATTAGAATCAATAATGAGCTCATCATGTATGAGACGAAAAATGATACTACCTTTTTGAATTGTCAGAGAGGTTTTAGTGGTATTACATCATATACTTCAGAAGTCCCTGATAGACTGACATTCCAAGACTCAACCATACCAGATGCTCATCTGAAGGGTGCAGTTGTAGAGAACATGAATGTCTTGTTCTTACAGGAGTTCTTTAAAAAATTAAAGAGACAAATTAGTCCTGGATTTGGTAATAGAAAGTTACAAGTAAATCAAAAGAACTTCATCATTAACAGTGATAGTTTCTATAAGTCAAAAGGAACAGATTCATCATTTAAAATCTTATTCAAGGCTCTCTTTGGAGAGACTGTTGATATCATTCGTCCAAGTCAATTTCTGTTTAGACCATCTGATGCAAATTATAGTGTCACACAGGACATCGTTGTCAAATCAGATGTTGGTGACCCCTTAGAACTCAAAAACCTAACACTGTTCCAGAAATCAACTGGTGCTCGTGGAACTGTAACCAATGTGTCTCAGGTTCAGTATGGTGATGGTAATTACTATCAACTGAGTATTGACTCTGGTTACGAAAGAGATATCAATACTGTTGGTACAATCTATGGTTCATTTCAACCAAACCCAAAGACAAAGATCATAACACAGGTTGCTGCTGGTTCATCAGTAATTGATGTTGATTCAACTATAAGTTTCCCAAAATCAGGAGAACTTGAAATTCTTGATATTGATAATAATTTAGTATCAGTTGCATATACTGGCAAAACTGTTAACCAGTTTCTGAATGTTTCTGGTGTATCCAACACACTCGTCACAAAAACAGATGTAAGACTCAATGATTATTCTTATGCCTATGTTGGTATTGGAACTGATGAAGAAATTAGAGTCAAAATTACATCAACACTGAAAAACTTAAAAGTTGATCAGGGTAATTATTTTTACAATAAAAACGATACTGTTCAAATCAAGTCTCTCGGTATTGAAGATGATTCAATTGCTTCATCCAAATGGTTGAACAATACCAAATCATTTTACAAAGTGAATTCAGTCAGTCTTACTGATGCTCTTGAGAACAAATATTCCGTAAAGACATATGATGCACATCACCTGAGACCTGGATACAGTGTCTTGATGACGGATAATGCTGGCAATTCTATCAGTGCTAATGTTACTGAAGTTACTTCGGAAACTGTTTTTTCCATCAAAGCAACATCACCACTGATTGTTAATAGGTTGTGGACTGTTGAGAATCAACTTCTGAAAGTAAATTCGACAACTTATAGTTTCCTCGATAAGTATATTTCCAACGTTCAGAACACATATACCAATTTTAGTGGTGATGTCCTTGTTGCATCGAACTCACTTCCAAATTATAATGACAATCCAATCAATCCATATAATAAGAGTCTGAAGTTCAGTGGTTCAGCTAGTGGTAATGCTATTGATTTTGGAACTGAACATGGTTTCTATACTGGTGATGCTGTTTTCTATAGCCCAGCAACCATTACAAACACAGTAACAACACCTGACGGATTTACTTTAGTTA